ATGTCAATTGGTAACAGCTGATATCACTAAATCTGTTCCTGCAGTTTTATTAACAGTAGGTAAAGAGGTATCTAAAGAATACAACTTAGTAGAGCATGATCATTCTCGTACATCTGGTGAAACTCACTATGCTACACCAATGATGTTAGAAAACTTTATGTCTACATTACGTAAGAAATATTCTGTAACTGGTGCTGCTCACAGCCGTGTTATGGTTATCTCTATGTTAAATCCTGAAACTAATGAAAAAACTAACACTTGGGTAAAATATGCTGAGTGGGAATTTTGGAAGCAATTCATGGATGAAATTGAAATTAGTTTAATGTTTGGTGAATCTAACATTAAGTCTAATGGAACAACTGACTTAAAAGGTGCTTCAGGAAATACTATTTATTCTGGTGCTGGATTAGAAGGACAAATTGCTCCAGGTAACAAGCGTTTGTATACTAGCTTAACTGAAAAAACTATTCGTGATTTCATGTCAGATTTAGCATACAATGGTACTGAAGATGGTCCTCGTGAATACGTTGCACTATGTGGTCGTGAGTTCATGAACTTATTTGATCAAGCTATGAAAAACAAAACTGCTACTTTAACTCAAATCACAGGTGACAAATTTGTTACTGGATCTGGTCAAGATTTAGCATTAGGTGGACAGTTCATGACTTACACTGGTTTAAATGGTGATAAAATTACATTAAAAGAATACAAGCCTTATAATGACGTAGTAAGAAATCGTTTGTTACATCCTCAAACTGGTAAACCAGCTGAGTCTTACAAAGCAACTTTCTTAAACTTTAAATCTTACAACAAAGGAGAACCTAATATCCAAAAAGTATACTCTAAAGATCGTGAGATGGTAACTACATACATTGAAGGAATGTACGGACCTTATGGACCTAAGAAAAATGGTTCATCAGCAAGTTCAGTAGATGGTTACACATTTGAAGCAATGACAGAATGTGGTATCATGTTACGTGACCCAAGTGATGCAGCACAATTAATTTTAGATGCATCTAGCATTAGCTAGTTAAAATAAAAGGTTTTGAAGAGTGTACCTTACCCAAACACTCTTTATTTTTAAACTAATAAAAGGCAAATTAAAAACAAATGGAAGAATCAGGTGCAAAATCTTATGTAATTAGACCTATCATAAGAAATAAATTTTCAGGTCAATCTTATTACAATAAAACTTTAACTGTAATAATGGGTGCTCAATTAAGTCAAAATGGTTTGTATAAAACTGGATTAACTTTAAATGATGAAGAGCATTATGAGAAAGAGTTAAACTTACCAAAAGGTGCATTGAATAAAAGAAATGCTGATTTTTGGTCAGATATGGAAGTAAGATTAAGAAATGATAAGTTGACTATATTTAATATAGTAACACCTTATGATGAATTAAAATTTAAAATGTTGCAACAACATGATTGGATAGCTAACACTGAACATGATGTCGTTGGAAACTCAACAGCTAGATTTTATATATATGATCCAGAAGCAGCAAGTAAAATTGAAAGTGCTAAAATGGAATTTGAATTTGCAGCTATGGAAGCATTCCATGAAGCAACTATCGAAGAAAGAAGAGGTCTATTAAGAGTGTATGGTAAACGTGGGGTAGATGAGATGTCTGAAACTATGGTTAAAACTGAATTGTTTAAAGAAGTTAAAAAAGACTTTAAAGAATTTATTAGATTAGCTAAAGCTAAAGAAACTCCTACTAAAGCATTATTAGAAGCTCTAATTGAAAAAGATATTATTAAAAAGAAAGGTACTTACTTTTATAACGGTGAAGATCTTTTAGGTAGTTCAACTGATGAGGTTGTTAGTTACTTAACTGATGTTAAAAATCAAGCTGTTAAATTAGCATTACAAGGAAAACTTAAACCTAAAAAAACAAAATCTGAATAATGACCTGTGCTGAACTTCATTTAGAATTTAAATTTAGATGTGATAAATTAGATACTCTAAATTATCCTAACTTCCTACCCGAAGAAATAGATTTGATTTTAAATAATGCTCAAGAAAGGTTAATTAAACAGAGATACGGGTTTAATAATAATAAAAGACAATCTTTTGAGGAAACTGAAAAACGTACTGAGGATTTAAAAAATGTTACTATTAATGCAATACTAACACCCTTACCTTACTCTATAGATAATATAGATTCACAAGCAAGGTTTTTAACTCTTCCTGCAGATCATTGGTTTACTCTACAAGAAAGAGCAGGAATAACATGTGACTACTGTGGTACAGATGTAACTCAAAGAGTTGAAGTTATACCAACAAGTCATGCTGAGATTTCTAAAGTATTGAAAGACCCTTTTAAGAAACCTAATGTTGAAAAAGTGTTAAGGTTAATGTATGATGGTAAAGTTGAGTTAGTGTCAAGTTGTACAATAGTAAATTATCAAATGAGGTATTTAAAACAACCTAATAAGATTGATCTTGCTACAAATGTTACTTCTGAATTATCTGAACACATTCATTCTGAACTAGTTGACTTAGCAGTAAGTATAGCATTAGAAGGAATAGAAGGTAAACGTACTCAAACATTTAACCCTTTGATTAATAATACAAACGAATAATAAATACAATATCTAATAAATAAATTTTAAAAATTAAAAAAAATGTCAATTCATAAAGTAACAAACACTTTTGTAGGAAATGGAACAGCTTTGGAAACTACTGTTAACACATTAACTCCAGGTAAATTAGGTGTATTTGGTCAAGACCAAAACATTTTAGCATCAGCTTATTTAGCAGGTGGTGCAGCAGAATCAATCGTAGTATCAGAAACTTATGCTGATGGTTCATTCAAAAAATCAATGTCTATTAATGGTGCAAGTGTAACTTCTGCACGTGGTAAGCGTTATTCTCCAGCAACTCGTGAAGTATGGGCTATTGGTTATAACCGTAAAACTGCTTCAGGACTTATTAATGCAGTTAGTTCAACTGACTACACTTTTAATATCCGTTTTAAAAATGACAAATCTTTATATTCTGAAAGACCAGAAGTATTAAGAGGTTCATTCTTTTCTTCAGCAGCAGCTACTCAATTAACTATTGCTACTCAAATTGCAGCAGTAATTAACAATGGTGGTTACAAAACTGTAATTAAAGCAATTATTGTAGGTAATGGTACAGGTATCCAAGGATTAACTGGTGCTACTGCTTATGGTGTTGAAATCACAGCATTAGACATCAATCAATTCCGTAGTTCTACTTACAAAGAAAACCGTGTGTATTTCTCAGTATTTGTAGAAGATGCTACAGGATTTGGTGCAACTACAACTTGTGATCAAATTCAAGCTAACTCTTATGGAGAAGGAACTTATAACTATATTTATAACAAAGAAAACTTTGATTATCAATATGAAGGTTTATCTAACCGTAGATTATGGCCAGCTCAATCTGTAAGCTTCAATGTAAGCAATACAGGTTATTTAACTGCAGCAATTGTTCCAACAGTAACAGGTGTAGTAGGTGAAGATACTGTAACTTTTTCAGCATCAGTAGCAGCTATTATCCGTGTAGGTGAATTAGTAGAATTAAATGGTAACATGTACGAAGTAAAATATTTCATCAGTTCAACTGTTGCTGTATTAACTACTGCAGTTCCAGCTATTGCTGCTTTATCAGCAGTTAAACTTAAATACTTCTATAGTCTTTTAATTTTGGAATTTGCTGATAATGACTTTACTTCAGGAGCAGATGTAATCTCTCAAGCTCGTAAGTCAGTTTATATTGCAACTCCAGCTATTGACGCAGGTGCAGCTTATACAGCTATCTCTGCAGGTTCTACAGAAGGTGCTTCATTGTTATCTAAGTTAAACACTTGGTTAGCTACAACTCCTGCTAAACCAGTATTAACTTTTGCAGTTTAGTTCTTAAACTGCTTATTATACCATTCGGTATACCAATCTTTAAAGCCTTAATTAGTATAATAAGCCCCTGGTTTTTCTTCCTTAAAGTTTCCAGGGGCTTTATTTATGCTCTAAACAATTAATTAAAATGCTAAGTTTAAATTTTGAAATATGTCAAGTAAATGCTTGTAAAGATCTAGTGTTTTCTGAAACAACAGGTGTCTATGATAGTGTATATAATACTACTGGATATGGTGCACCAAATATTGAATTAGCTGATATGGAGAGTGCCATATTAACTATTACTGATCCAACAGGTACTATTAGTACTATTGATCTAACTCCTCAAGGTTTTCCAACTAGTGATTTAATTGCTGATGGATATACCATAACTTCAACAACACCTTTAGCTGATGGACAATGGACATTTATTTATACAGTGACTCCAAGTTTATTAGGTTCAGAACCATATACTAAAACTATTAGTAAATTATTTTATTGTAATGCAGATTGCTGTGTAGAAAAAATGTTAACTAAAGTAGATGTGTGTGATTGTTGTAATGATAATACAGATTTAAATAACTATGTTAAAGTATCTACTTTCTTAAGCTCTTTGAAAAAAGCAGCAAGTTGTGGAGATGTTACTAGTTTTTCTAGTATTCTAAAAATCGTAAATAAATTATGTAAAAATAGTGGGTGTAAAACTTGCTAATTTAAATTAAAAACCTTATATTATATATACTATGTGTGATTGTTGTAAAAAAATAATAGTTAGAAATGAAATACCTGTAGTAGGTCCTACAGGTCCCGAAGGTCCAGAAGGACCAACTGGTGCAACTGGTCCACAAGGACCTCAAGGTATTCCTGGAGTAAGTCCAGTTCCATTAACTAGATTTCAAGGATATGGTCGTTCAGATATAGATGCTGGAAATTTTGTAGAACTTGGTGTAGGTATAGGTGGAGATCCTGGAGATTATCTTGTTCAATTTGAATATTATGGTTCTAATTTAGCAGGATTTGTTTCTTTATCTACAGAATTAATAGTAAACAGAGGGTCAGGATTCGTTTTAGAATCATTAAATACAAATTTTCAACATGTTGTAGCTCCTGTACTAGGTCCTTTAGAAATTATGGAAGGAACTTTTACTCATAATGCAGCAGTATTAGGTTTAAATACTGGAGATCAAATAGGATTTAGAGCAACTGCTTTAGGAGCTAGATTTGTAATAAACAATGCATCAATAACTTTAACTAAATTAACAGCAGTATAATATGTGTGGAAATTGTGACGGATTAACAATCCCAGTAGGTCCAGCAGGACCACAAGGAATACAAGGACCAATTGGTCTTACAGGTGACACTGGACCAGAAGGTCCAATAGGAAATACAGGATCAACAGGTAGTCCTGGTACTAATGGTACTAATGGAACTAATGGTACTAATGCTTTTAAATTTGCAAAAGAACTTGTTTATGAAGGTATAGATCCAACAGTAGTAATACCATATAGTGAAATTGTTAATTGTGGAGGATTACCTGAAGCATGTACACCATCAGGAACAGAACCTCTTATTGCTGTAGATTACCATGTTCAAATTTGGAAATTAGTTTTTGAAGAATTAGGACCTCCTCCAATTTTACATTGGGAATTAGTACAGCCAAGATGGAATGGTTTATCAATGGAATCTGTACAATTTCACATTGCTAGTAATGGTGATTTATCTGTTATATTTGAAAATATGATAACTACTAATTATAGAGTAGTAATTATTGGTTAATATTATATTATGACAACTGAAAATATAAATATCGTTCTTACTAATGCACAATGTTGCATTGGTAAATATGCAGTTAAAGTTTCTAAACTTTTATCTATAAATGATAATTGTGCAGAATCAGAAGTTGTTAAATTAAAATTAATGAATGATTATTTTAAAGTTGCTTGTGAATATAATAATACAACAACTTATGACAATTGTATAACTCCTGAAGAGTTTGAAATTGTAATTAATAAATTAATGAGGGTATGTGAAATATGTCCATGCCAATTAACATAATAAAATTAAACTAAAATGAGCAATTTATTTGGAAATCAAAGTAAGAGTTTTCTTGCGGAATTAATAAAAATTAATAAGTCTAACTTACTAGCATTTGCTTATCAAAAATTAACTGTAAGTAGTTCTGTAGTAGCATTAACTGTTCCTGAAGGAGCAACTTATGCTTTAGTAACTGTAGAGTCAAGTTTATCTACTCCTGCTATCAGATACTTAGAATTAGGTAACGTAACTCCTCCTACAGCAACTGATGGAATGGTAAGAACAACCTTAGATACATTTGATATTACAGGTGCACCTAATTTAATAAACTTTAGAGCAATACAAGTAGCAGCAGGTACACATACTTTGCATGTACAATATTATAAATAATTATATAATTTATTAACAAACTAATTAATAAATTTAATAATTATGAGCAGTGTATTAAGAAATTATCGTAAAATCTATACAACACCTGGTGCAGATCCTTCTATGCCTGGTAGAGTATATAATCTAGAAACAAATGAGTATAAGGTCACATATTATCAAGTTGTCACAGGAACAAGCGGAACCCTCACAGTCCCTTCAGGAGGAACAATCAACTCCAATGAGTTTGGTTTATCGGGTAATGCGATCTTGTCAAAAGTTGATGTTAACGGTAAGCCAACATTTGAAAGCCCTGTTACATCTGGAGGTTCGCAGGTAACTGCAAGTCTAAATGTTTTAACTGGAGCATGGGTTGCTTCAGGTGTCTATACTTCTTCTAGTGTAGCATTAATTTATTCTATAAAAATTAAAGGAATAGATTATCACAATTTAGTTTACAATAATATTATTGAAACTGTTAAAGTTACTGCTGATGTTAGTACTATTAACTTGCAATCTGTAACAGATGGTGGTAGTAATACTACACATGTTATTGAAACTACAGGTTATGTAAAAACAGGTGGTACATCTTCTCAGTTCTTAAAAGCTGATGGTAGTGTAGATTCAACTGCATACTTAACTACTCAAGTAGTTCCAGCAGGTGGAACAACAGGTCAGATACTTGCAAAAGTTGACGACAATGATTACAACCTAGAATGGATTGAAAACTACGCTAACTATACAAGTGTTTTAAAACATACAGTTAAAGCTGGTGAAGCTATTAACAAAGGACAAGCAGTTTATGTAAGTTCAGCAGATGGTACTAACATGATTGTTAGTAAAGCATCTAATACAAGTGAAGCTACCTCATCTAAAACAATGGGATTGTTAGCTCAAACTTTAGCAACTAATGGTAAAGGTTTTGTAATTACAGAAGGTTTATTGGATAATGTAAATACATTTGGAGCAACAGCAGGAGATCCTGTTTGGTTAGGTACAAGTGGTAATTTAATTTACGGATTAGCAAGTAAGCCATACGCCCCCGCTCATTTAGTATTCATTGGTATTGTTACACGTGTAAGTGCAACGGTTGGAGAAATATTTGTTAAGGTGCAGAATGGTTTTGAATTAAATGAAATTCACGACGTAGATTTAAAAACTACAACTCCAATTAATGGACATATATTAGGATTTAATGGAACTTTATGGGTAAATAAAACAATAGCAGGTTGGTTAGGTTACACACCTTATGATGCAAGTAACCCATCTGGATTCATTACAAGCTCAGCATTAACTCCTTATCTTACTTCTGCAACAGCAGCAAGTACTTATTATCCATTAACTAATCCTTCTGCTTATATAAGTGGAATAACTAGTGGAATGGTTACAACTGCATTAGGATATACTCCTTATAATGCTACTAATCCATCAGGATTTATTACAAGTTCTGCATTGGCTCCATACTTAACAATTAATGATGCAGCACTTACTTACTTTCCAATACCAACAGGAACTACTTCTCAATATTTAAGAGGAGATGGTACATTAGCTACTTTTCCAACTATACCTACAGTAACTCCTTCTGCTTTAACTAAGACAGATGATACTAATGTTACTTTAACTTTAGGTGGTTCTCCATCTACAGCTTTATTAGCAGGAACATCTATAACAGTAGGTTGGACAGGTACATTAGCGGATGGTAGAATTGCAAGTGCAGCTACTTGGAATGCTAAACAAGATGCTTTATCTGGAACAGGATTTGTTAAGTCAACTGCTGGTGTTATATCTTATGACACTAATACTTATTTAACTACATCAAGTGCAGCAAGTACTTATGTACCTTATACAGGTGCAACAGGTAATGTTGATTTGGGAACTTATACTATAAAAGTAGGTAATGGAACTGCTTCAGCTACTGCTATTCAATTAGGAGCAACTGCTAACTTAGGTTTATATAGTTCATCTGCTAATAAAATAGATTTTGTTACTCAGGGGATAACACGAATGAGTGTAAATGCAAATGGTACTGTTGTAATGGGTAGTGCTTCTACTAATGTAATTGGAGATAATTATTTAGATTATGCAACAAATGCAACAGGTATTAGATTTACTCCTACAACAATAACTTTATCTACAGGTACAGGAACTCCAGGAACAGGAGTTAATTATATGAGAATGTTTCAAACAGGTAATATTACTATTCAAAATGGTGGAACATTTACAGACAACGGATATAGATTAGAAGTAGTAGGTACATCTTATTTTACAGATAAACTTGCCATTAACTATCCATCTTTATCATCTACTTATAAATTAGGTGTTGGTGGAAGTATGGTTGTAAATGGACAAATAATTGTTCAAGATGATTCAGGAGTTTTTGCAGCTTATTCATCAGATGGTTTAACACAAAGTGGAGGTTTTAATTTTAATAGATATGTAGGAGTTAATATTTACTCTTCAAATACAAATCCTATTAAATTTGCAGTTAATAGTGCAGAAGCTCTTAGAATATTTAATGGTGGTAATATCTTAATTCAAAACGGGGGTACATTTACAAATAATGGTTTCAGATTAGATGTTAATGGTACGGGTAGATTTCAAACAAGTTTAACAACTCCAACTATTAACGGTGTGAGTGGTTTATTAAGTTTTGGTTCAACTGATAGAGTAAGCGTTGGTAACTATGCAACTCCTTCGGCTCAAAGAATATTTACAATAGGACAAGATACTGCATGGGTAACTATTGGTAGTTTGCCGGGAGCCACAAACTATGGTGCTATATTTTTTAATCAAGCAACACCTTCTATTGCTAATGCTGCTATGTTTGCTACATCTGGAGCAGTTACATTACAAGGTACAGCTAACGTGTATATTTCTGCTGGAAATTTTAATTCAATAGCATTATCAAGGACAAACATGTCATTAGGCCCATATAATTCAGTTAGCGGTGCAACGAGTGCTTTTACAATTACTAACCCAGTAAATACAGGTCAAACGGCTTCAACTTCAATAGCTGGGTGGGATTATAAAGGTGGCTCACGTCAATGGAATACGGGTAACATAGGAACTCAATCTGAAAACGTTTGGGGTGCAACTACTTATTCATTTGTTGGTGCTTCAACTATTACCAACGCTTATGGTAATGTATTTAATGCACCTATTGCTGGGACTAATGCGACTATTACCAATAATTGGGCTGCTCAATTTAATGGTAGAATTCAAGTAACTAATGGTATTACTGTTACTAATGGTGGAGCTGCAATTACAGGTTCAATTTCAGCAACAGGAAATGGTTATTTTAGTCAAGGTGTTTGGTCTAATCAATATTATAATTTATTTGGAGTTGAAATATTTAGAGTAACATTTACCACAAATAATTTTTTAATAGGAACTACAACAGATTCAGGTTATCGTTTAGACGTTAATGGTACAGGTAGATTTCAAAATACATTAAGAGTTACAAATAATTTAATTGCAGGTTTTAATACAACTCCAAGAACAGGAACAATTAGTGATGGTGTTACTTCTGTATTAGGTAACTTACAAAACTTTACAACTAACTATCATTCAGGAGAAGTTTTATATTCTGAAGTATCTGGTGAAGCTTTAAACTTTGGTCAATTATGTTACAGAAATGCAGCAGGTAAATGGCAAAAAGCTACAGGTAGTTCATCTGCTATTGCAGCTTATAACATGTTAGGTATTTGTTTACATACAGTTGCTGGAATAGATACTGCTATATCAATTTTAACAAGAGGTTATGTAGAATCTACTTATTTATCCGCAGGAGCAGTTGGTAGTCCATTATTTATGGATGCTACAACAGCAGGTTCTATAACTGATACAGCACCATCTACAGCAGGTAACATTGTTAGAATAATTGGTAATGTATTTTGGAGTAGTGCTACACAAACTAACTCTAAATGGATTGTATATTTTAACCCAGATAATACTTGGATAGAATTATAAATTATGAAGATAAACGGTATTGCTACTACATCTATAATTAAAGTTAATGGACTTGCGTTTTCAACTATGAAAAAGATGGCAGGTGTTACATTACCTACATCTTCTCCATTACCTTCAAGTTTATCAATTTTAAATGCTGATGCTTCAACTTGGAGTGCAGGTACACCAACATCATGGACAGACTTTAATGGTCATACAGGAACATTAATGAATGGAACTACTTATGATTCATCTTATAGTGGTAATATGATGTTTGATGGAACAGATGATTATGTAGTATTTCCTGATGAACCTGCTTTAGATAGTCAAACTATTACTATGGAAAGTTGGGTTTACTTAAATAGTACATTAAATCAAAATGGATTTGTATTTGAGAAAGGTCAAGTAAATACTCAGTTTAGTAACTTCTTTTATTCAGATGGTAACTTCTATTTTAGAACAATGGGATTAAGTAATCAAGATTTAAGTATTGCTTCATCTAGTTATATGACAGCTAATGCTTGGTATCACATTACATGTACTTATGGAGCAGGAACTAAAACTGTTTATGTCAACGGAGTTCAAGTAGGTCAAGTAACAGGAGTTACAGGAACAATACCAAGTAATCCTACAGGATTATTCTTAGGGTGTTATTATAATGGTGGACCAATAGATTTTTTACTTAATGGTAGAATTGCTATATCAAGAGCTTATGACATTGCTCTTACTTCTACTCAAGTAGTAGAAAACTTTGATGCAGAAAAAACAAGATTTGGATACTAATATGGAAACAACTTATATGATATTTAATGTTAGTGAATTACCTAACATAAACTTTACAGAAGTATTAGAAACTTCAGTAGATACAGTAAGAAAGTCTGTAGATGAAACTAAGACATTTGTCAAATGGGAAGGAGTTACTCCTCCAAGTATTGAATCTTTAACTACAAAAGAAGGTCCTTATACTAATGATGAAATGATAGAAATATTGAAAACAAAAGAATGGAGTATTCCATTTCCCTTTTTTAATTAATAAAAAATAATTATATTTGCAACATGAAAACACTAATATATTTTAATGCACCAGACAAACCAGAAAGTATGGGTATTTGCCAACTTACTGATGATCTTACTTTATTCTTAGAAGAAAGAAGTGAGATATTAATTAACGCAACTGTTGATGGAGATATCCTCAGCTTTACTAAACAAGATGAAACACCAGGGTATGCTGTATTAGCAACTACTCCTGCTGACTTTCAAAACTAAAAATTAACAATTTAAAAAACTTAAAAATGGAAAACATTGAAAAAGAATTAACAGAAGTAGAAAAAGCTCAACAAATTATTGAAGCTGAATTTAAAAAAACAACTGAATTAGCTAGTGAAAAAATTGCAGAAGTTCTAAAAGAATTTAATTTAACATTAGTACCAGTTGGTAAGTTTGAAGGTAATAAGTTAGAAACGCAAATTATTTTTGCTAAAGCAAGTTAATCTCATGGGGACTCTGAATCTAGATAATACTAATATAAAATTTTGGGACACTGTTAAGTTAGTAGGTCTTGCTTTTACAATAGCAGGAGGAATTTGGAGATTTGAAACACAGATGGCAAACTTACAGAATAGTCAAGAAGCTTTAAGGAAAGAAATAATGTACACTTATAGTGTTGAAATTATAAAGTTAAATGGTAGAATAGACTTGTTAGAAAGTAAAATGAATGTATCAAATATTGCAAGATTAGTAGATACAACAGGATCTAATAAGTTGACTATCAATGAACTACAGCATACTAATAAGGCACCTAAAAGGGAGAAAAGATTACCTCAAGTTTGTATGATATTATCTAGAGAACCAGAGGTTAAAAAAAGAAATTATTTTGATATTGAAAATATATGAAAGCCTTATTAAAATTAACGAGGGATAGCTATACAAGTAAATCTACTATTGGAAAATTATATGTAAATGATAAATTTATATGTGATACTTTAGAAGATACTTGTAGAGATATCAACAGAGATGGTGATTTATCTGATAAAGGTGAAACAAAAGTTTATGGTGAAACAGCAATACCTTCAGGTATTTATAAGTTAATTATAAATATTTCTCCTAGATTTAAAAAGTTATTACCAAGATTAATAGGTATTGTAGGTTATGATGGAGTGTTAATCCATTCAGGAAATATTCCTGCAGACACACATGGTTGTATTTTAGTTGGTACAAGAGGATTAGATTGTCTTAAAGGTGGTACAAGTGTTAAAGCAATGACTGCTTTAATGAATGAACTTAAAAAATATGATGAATATGAAATTCAAATAATAGATAAAAAATTATAATGGCAAAGAAAGAATCAACTACTAGTATTTTAATTAAAAAATCCAAAAACCATGGTAAAGCTAAGAAGCATCCTAACAAGAAAGAATGCAAAAAGAATTATAGAGCACAAGGAAGGTAAGATGAAAAAAATATTTAAAAATTACTATAAACCAACTCCTGCTAAGTTCAGGAAGTTAGGTGACGTGTTATTAGTTGTAGGTACATCTATAACTATGGGTACATTAATGGAATTTGATAAACTTGAAAAAGTATTTACTTCTATGGAAATTAAAGTTGCGATGATCATAGCTTTATCTTTTGGAGTAATAGGTAAATTTTTAACAAACTTTTTTGCAGAAACTAAATCAAATGCTTAAAAATTTTAAAGATAATTTATTTTTAGTATTTGTGATAGTAGGTATTGCTATAGCTTTTCTATTAGGTAAATCTTGCAATGAAAATAAAGAAGCTAATATTTTAAAACCTGTAGTGATAACTACTACACAATATAGAGATACCATATTTCCTAAAGATACTATTTATGAAAATAAGTGGTATCCAAGTAAACCTAAACATGATACAGTTTGGATTCCTTTAGATTCAGTAGATTGTAATAAGGTAGTAATGTATGAAGATACTTTTAAAAAACCTGAATATGAAATATATGCTAGAACTAATGTTCAAGGTATATTGAGAGATTTAACTTTAGGAGTTAAACTTAAAGTACCTTTAATAATAAAGGATAGTGTTATTGTAAAGAAAGATAGTATTTTTTTTTATCCTAGCAAGTATGCATTTTATGTAGGTGTAGTTGCTAGTCCAAAGACATTAGCTCCTACTATTATGTTTTCAAAGAATAGAAGTATTTATACAATAGGATATGACCCATTTAACAAACAACCTGTAATCGGATATTCATATAGATTATGGGGCTCTAAAAAATAATAAAATATGTTTACTTTAAGACACGCAGTTGCTGACGTCAGAAATATTGCTGACTCAGGTAAAAACAACTACTCATTTAGAATTAGTGATGAACAGATAGCTTTCTGGTTTCATGAAATTAGATCCATGCTTATATCTCAAGCAGTAACTAAACGTCAAGATATTTCTGATGCTTGGGTGCAAGATATATCATGTTTGGAATTAGAATTAGTAGATGCATCAGATTGTTGTTTTATAACAACTGATTGTTACATACTTAAAACTAAAGTTCAAATACCTAATACAGTTGAAACTAATGGTGATAACTTAATACTAAGGGTTACTAACCCAGTAGGTAATATTATATCTAAGTCTAATCCTTTTGAGGTAAAGTATAACAAGTATAATAAGTATACAGGCACTAAACATCAGTGGTATTTTAGAGATGGTTATATGTATGTAACTTCAGAATTACTTTTGGAACATATAAATATATTTGCTATCTTTGAAAACCCAGAAGATTTGTCTGGACTTTCTAATTGTGGAGGTTCATCATGTTTTAGTTGGGATAGTAAATATCCTTGTTCATTAAAAATGGCTAATGATATTACTAATATTATAATGCAAACTAAGGTACAACCATTCTTACAAATGCCACATGATACAAGTAATGATGGTTTATCGCAAAACCAATTAGGTAAAAAATGATAAATTTTAAAACTGTTAAAAGAACTGAGGGTAAGTTTAAAAAAGATTTAAGTACAAAAGATTTTTACAAAGATTACTGCAGAGCATCTTTTAACAACAAAAGAATACCTGTCGACTATGCTGTCTACTATAAAGTAGTTAGAGAATTTAATAAAGCATTAAAGGATAAAATAGTTAAAGAAGCAGTTTCTTTTAAAATGCCTTACAAATTAGGTTACTTAGGAATAATTAAATATGATGTCAACTTTGATGCTGATAAGATTAAGAGATGGAAAGTTAATTATGGAGAATCTAGAAAACAAGGAGTGTTAATTTATTATGACCAACCTTTTAGATATAAATGGAAGTGGGATAAAACTAAATTAAAATTAACTGGTAAAAAATATTATAAGTTTACACCTTGCAGAGATGCATCAAGGTCAATAGCTAAACATATATCTAGTACACCAGGATTTGATTATTATGAATTATTAAGCAAAAAACAAAATGATAGTTAGGTTAAATTATTTTAATTATATTTATTTAGATCCTAGAAAACCAGGTGTTTTTATTTATAAAGATGTTCCTTTTATTTTTAAACATGAACCTTTTTATATTGGTAAAGCTTCTTCTACTAAAAGAATGAAATCACATATTACAAGTTCTTTAAACCCAAAATATGCTAGTGGTAAATTTAAATGTTCTTTAATAAAATCTATTTTAAAATCTAATTTAAAACCTATTGTTTATTCTTTAAATAAAAATATTTCAGAATTTGAAGCGTTAGAAAATGAAAAATTTTTAATTTCAAAAATAGGAAGAAGAGATTTAAAAAAAGGACCACTTACAAATTTAAAAGATTCTGATACAGGTAGTATTAATTTTATTATGCCTGAAGAAACTAAACAAAAATTAAGAATTAAAAATTTAGGTAAAACTCTTTCTGAAGAACATAAAAAGAAAATAGGATTAGCAAATAAAGGTTATATTAGTGAAGTTACAAAAGAAGCTAGAAAAAATAAAATAAAATTAGAAGGAAATTGGCTTAATAAAAAAGTCTTACAATTAAATTTAAATAACGAGATTATTAAAGAATTTATTTCAATTAAAGAAGCTTGTGAATATTTAAAATTAGGAAGAGCACGTATAAAAAATAGATGTGAATTACACGATTTAAAAATTATAAACAATACTTATAAATTAATATTTAAACATAATGATAACAAAATTTAAATCATTTAAAAGCATAATTGCTGGATTATATCGTGACTTAGGTATTAATACAGAAATTAACGAACAAGAAATAGGGGAGTGGATTGCTGAAGCTTTAAACCTTATAGGTTCTTATGCTCAGTTAGAAGAAGTATCTTCTATCATTACTGTAGATAATCATAGAGTAATGTTACCTTGTGGTTTCTTATATCCTAAAGACATTACACATAATGGTAGACCTTTATCTTGGTCAACTAAATCTGCTGCTAACAATTATCAATGTGAAGATTGTAATAAGATTCCAACATGTTGTACAGATCATAATTTTTATATATCAGATGGATATATTAATACATCATTACCTAAAGGTGATTTATGTATAGTATATTTAAGTATACCTGTAGATGAAGAAGGTTATCCTTTAGTTCCAGACAATGTATATTTTGACAAAGCTTTAAAAGCTTATTGTACTTACATGTTAGATAGAATACAATTTAGAAGAGGATTAATTCCTGATAAGGTTTATCAAGAATCTAAAGTAGATTGGTTATTCTATGTTAACAGTGCTAGAGGTTCAGCTAACATGCCTGATTCTGCACAGATGGATCGTATAATGAAAGTTTGGGTAAGATTAATTCCAAAACCTCATGAATTTAATAATAATTTTAGAAATCTTGAAAATCATGAAAGAAGAAATTTAAGATAATGGGATATTCAAAAAATAATATAATAGGTATTTATTCTATTACAAATATAATAAATAATAAAAAATATATTGGAAAATCAATATCTGTTAAAGAAAGATTTAATAGTCATTTAAAAAAATTAGAATATAACAAACATCATAGTTTTCACTTACAAAGATCTTATAATAAATATGGAAAAGATGTTTTTAAATTTGAAATACTTGCAACATGCCCTGAAGAATATTTAGCAAAATTAGAATGTAAATTTATAAAAATATTTAAAAGTGATACTCGTAAAAATGGTTATAATATAATTAATAGATTTAATAGTACATCACTTAAGACAAGATTAAAATTAAGTGAAACTTTAAAAAAATCAAGTAAAGTAAAACAAGCTAAAATTGATATGTGGAAAACAAGAACTAGAAGAAATATAAATCAATATACAATAGATGGTAATTTTATAAAAACTTGGGAAAGTGTACCTTTAGCAGCAAAAGAATTAAATATAAATTCTAGTTGTATAAATAAAATTTGTAGTCAAAAATATAATTTAAAATCAGTAAAAGGATTTATGTTTAGATATTATGATAATAATACTTGTAATATTTCAAAATATATAAAAAAAAGATAATATGGAAAGTATAAACTCATTTGTAAAAGGTATGAACTCAGATGTATCTAATCAGATACATACTCCAGACTCATATCTTCAAGCTTTAAATTTTAGAGGGGTAGGTAATTTAGGTGACTCTAATGGATCTTTAGTTAATATTAAAGGTAATGATCATACAATAAGCTTTCCTATATTAAGAAACACTTATAAACTAATAATAGATCCTGTATTAACAGGAAGTAAATCTACTAGTGGAATAGTTACAATAACTATTAATGGACAAACTACTGCACCAATAAATGTTAGTGCTGGTAGTGTAGGTTTAGATATTTATAATGCATTAAAAAATTTACCTAATTGTTTTGAAACAACAGGAACTCCTTCAGTTGCTCAATTTGCAGTAAGTTATTTAGATAACTATGTAGTTGTTTATCAACAACCTGTTTATACATTAACTACAGCAATTCCTGCTAGTTTATTAATGTCAATTAATTTAAGTAATCCTACAGTAGCAACTACTACAATATCTTTTGTAGATTTTGCTAATGTTACAAGTAACACTCAATCTGTTTATTTACCTAGTGCTAGTAATTCAATATTAATAGGTTCAGGTTATATAGATGATGATATTTATTTATTAACAGCTGTTGATAATGATACTGAAGCTAATCCTCATCCTAATGATTCATTTAGTAACTTAGGTACTATTTGGAAATTAAGTATTGATGAAATAACTAAAGTTTCTACATTAACTTTAATTTACAATAATAATTTAGATTTTACAAAATATCATCCTGTTCCACCTAGTGCAATAGTAGGTAGATATGAAAGTAATGGAATACAAAGAATATATTGGTCAGATTTCTACAATGCTATTAGAACTATTGTAGTTAGTGATCCTCAGTTAATGGCATTAGACCCTACACAAATTTCTGTGTTTCCTGCAGTATCATTTGAAATACCTTTATTAAAAGAAATAACAACAGGTTCTTTATTAAGAGGTAGTTATGAAGCTTGTTATAGATTAAAAAAGACTACAGGTGCAATAAGTAATTATTCTCAAACATCTAATATTGTAAACTTACAAGGAGATGAAAGTAATCCTTATGCTGTAGGATTTCTTTCATATGAGTGTAATGGAGGTATAATTGATTCAGGTAGAGGTATTAGATGGAATGTTTGGAATGTAGATACTTCTTGGGATACTATAGAATTTTTTGTTTTATATAGAGAAAGTAAAACAGCTTTACCTATTATTTATGTAATACCTTCAGAAACAATACCTACAGGAACTCCTTATTTATTTGAATTTACAACTATTACAGATTTAGAAACTATTAGTGTAGAAGAATATTTAACTTTATCTTCAGGATTTACACATGCTAAAACTTGTGAAACAAAAGATAATATTTTATTTTGGGGTAATACTAAATTAGTTAAACAAAAACAAATTACTGAAGTATTTGATTCTAGAGCTTTTAGAGCACATAGTCCAAATACTCAAGATATTATTTTAAAAAATAATGGAGTATTTGATACTTACACATTAAGTGCCGCTGCAGATACTCCTCACACTAATGATAGTATAAATCAATATTATACATCTACAGGAGATATTGATACAGTACATGAGTGTTATTATAAACCAGGTACATCTGTATTAGGTGGAGCTGGTAAATATATTAGTTATGAGTTTGGAACAGAAAATATTTTATTAACAGATTTAGCTGTAACAAAAGGTGGAGATTGGTTTATAAATACTGTTGCTTCAGCTGATCCCCCATATAGTTATAGAACAATAGGTATTCAACAAGTATTTAATCCTACAGATTTAATTGAAGGAACAACTGATTCAGATAATCAAACTTATCCTGTAAGTGGTGTAGGTACTGCTAAAAATCCTTATTTTACTTCATTGTTAAAAGGATTTCAACAAGAAGAAATTTATAGATTTGGTATTCAATTCTTTGATTTACAAGGAGTTCCATATTTTACAGAATGGATAGGTGATATTAAAATGCCTAGTTATGGAGATACTTGTAATAACTTAACAGAATTAGAAATACTAGCAGGAGTTACTGATTTTAGAAATTCATTTTATCATTTTGAACAAGTATATGGTAGAACATTATATGTTAAATTTACAGTAGATGTAACTGCTGTTGCTAACTTAATTAGTGGTTATCAAATAGTAAGAGTTGAAAGAGATAAGAATAATAGAACAATGTTAGGTTATGGAATGCTTACTAATGTTTACAAAGATCTTGTAAATGGTGCTGCAAATATAGGTGGAGGTATGCATAAAACTACTGCTGTTTATTTTGATAATGTAGGAACTGTTTTACAATATGGTCATCCTTATTCTCCTTGGCCTGATCAAGATAGTGTTGAAAGTTTAGGTCAATCAACAGTTAATAATGATGCAGATGTTTCAGATAGAATGTTAACATTTGATTGTTTTGATTATATGACTGGAGAATTTGGTTTTCAAGCAGGTGATAAAATGTTAGTTAGATCTAGAGTTAATCCTATTAATTTTAAAAATTCTTCTATAACTAGTAGATATAGAACTGGCTTTTTTGAATTATCTGATTATTTAACAAATAGTGCAGTAGCAAATACACAACCTTCTTTAATTAATCCTGTATTTAGTGGAGGAAGATTTAAAACAGGTTATGATGCCGTAGAGTCACCTATATATATATTATTTTATATAGATGATGAAACTTACGGTAGACTTAGACCTGATGTTAATAAAATAATATCTAAAGGACTTTATTGTGCAGCAGGATCTAGTTTAACTTCTGGTGAAACAAGTATTGTTGATTTTAATAATTATATGATGGAATTTGGTTCTGAAGGAGGACCTTCACATCCAGGTCAAGGAACAGCTACAATGTTAACTACTTATAATACTACTGATCAAATTAGATCTATAGATTTTGGAGCTTCTGCAGGAAATGGTAAAAAATTAATGGCATTGTACTATAGACCTAACGCTAAACAATATGGTGGTAATACTTATTCTAATAGAGCAGGTAATGAATATATTGCATGTGGAAGTTTTATTCCGTTAGTTAGAAAAAATAATTTATTAATAAATAATAAAATAGTAACTGCTAAAGTTTTTGGTGGTGATGTATTTATTAATAATTGGGATCTACAAAAAATGATAAAAGATTCTACAGGTACAACTTATAATCATTATAATAATTCACCTACATCAAGTTCAAATGTTGGTTCTGTTACAGGTATACCAATGGTTAGTAGTGAAATGAAAATGTCTAATATGTTTTATATTCCATGTACTAATGTTAATAATCAAGCAGTTAGAGGAGGTTATCATTTTGATAAACATTTAATAAATGGTGGTTATACTTATCCAGATTATATAGATGAATATCTATATGACTCTTTCCACAGTAGTGAAAAAACTACAACTAAATTTATTCCTAAACCAGTTGAATTTATTGTAAATGATGAATGGAGAAATAGAATCTATTTTTCAAATCCTAAATACGATAATGAAACTTCTGACTCTTGGTCAGCATATCCTATAAATCAATTCTATGATGTAGAAGGTAACTATGGTGGAATTACATCTTTAATATCTTTAAATCAAACTGTATACTTTATACAAGAAAGAGGATTTGGAATGTTAATGATTAATCCAGTATCAATGGTTAGTGATACTACTACTGGTGCACCTATTAAATTAGGTTCTAGTACTACAGTAATTCAAAAACATTTTTACAAAGCTTTAGATATTGGTACTAAACATCAATGGTCTGTTTATAGATCTCAAAACTCAATTGCTTTTACAGATACTAGACAAAAGAAGATTTTTATATTTAATGGTGAATCTTTAAATCCTGCTAGTGATTCTAAGGGTCAACGTAACTTTATGTTTAAAAGATTACATGATAATATTTTAAATCATGATAATCCAATTATTGGTAAAGGTTTACTTACAACATTTGATTATCAAAATAATGAATTCTTATTTACATTTAAAAATAATAATACAATACCTGATCCTTCAAAAGATGAAAATTATACTATAAGTTATTCAGAATATTTAGATGCATTTGTATCAATGTATTCTTTTACTCCAAATATCTATGTGAATAACAATACTAATTTATTATCTGTAGTAAATAATAATCCTAGAAAATTATATTTACACAATAATGGAGAGTATTCTAAATTTTATGGTAAAGTTTATCCTAGTACATTAAAGTTTCTTGTAAACAATAATCCCACATATACTAAAGTATTTGATAATTTAACAATAACTACTGAAGCAATTGATGATAGAATTGAATGGTCAGATGATTTAAATGTTTATCCAGGTGCTATTACATTACCAATATATCCTGACAATGTTAATATTAAAGATTCAACTTTTGATTATGCTAGATTCTATAATCAATATCAAAATACTGATTGGATTGTATTAGATCCTAATGTTGGAGGTAATATTAGAAAAGTTGAACAAGGATTTAATTTACAGATACCTAGAAACAAATTTAACTATGATCTTTACCCTGTATCTACATCATCTTTATTTGACCCCTACAAGCTTACAAAAACTTCGTTTGGTGATAGATTAAGAGATAAGTGGATGAATGTAGACCTAAGTTATAATAACCTCTTAGGAATAAGATTTATAGTCCACAATGTTAAAGCATTATTTAGAATATCTGATAGATAACTAAATAGATTATAAGAAATACGTATAATAACCTAAGTTATCATAAACTTAGGTTTTTATTTGTTTATACCACTTAAAAACATTATATTATAATAGTATATAATTTAAACAATTATACCCATGAAAAAAACTAAAAAAATACCTAATACTCCTAAATATAAATTTGGTGGAGGATTTGATTCTAAAGACAAAGCCAATGTAAGAAACTTTATAGGTAACTCTGCAAAGATGTATGCTGATACAGCATTAAATGCTGTTGGAGTAGATGCTGTAGGTGCAGGTAAAGGTATGGAGTACAAAGGTACTTCTGCTAACAAGTTTAATCAAGCTTCTAATGTTACAGGAGCAGTATCTAAAGCTGTTGCACCAGCAGTAGCTAATGTACTTTTACCAGGGTCTGGTCAATTTGTATCTATGGGTCAACAAGTTGCAGGTGGAGCATATGGTAAATTTGGTCCTCAAAATGAACAAGGGTTTAATGCTTATGATGCTGACGGTAATCCTATTATGAATGAAAATGATAACTCTGCTCAAGTTGCTCAAATAGCAGGACAAGTAGGTGGTATGGCAAGTGGTTTTATGGGAGGTTCTCCAGGTGGAGGAGCTGCAGGAGCAGGAGCAGCCGCAGGTATGTTTGCTAAATATGGTGGACAAATGAAATATGCAATGGGTGGTATGCAATATGCTAATGGTGGAACTGGTGAAATAAATGCTGAAGTAGAAGGTGGAGGTTATAATAAAGATGGAGAAAATGCTATTTCACCTAATGGTGAATTTACACAATTTAATGGTCCTACACATGCTCAAGGTGGAATTAAAACTGACATGGCTCCAGGTACTAGAGTATTTTCAGATAAACTTAAAGCTCCAGGAACTAATAAAACATTTGCTAAATTAAATGCAGGTAATAATACTAACAGAGAAGATAAACTTGATGCTAAAGAATATTTAGATCCTAAAAGTAAAACATCAATATATTTAAGAAGAATGGCTAAGACAAAAAATAGTGATATGCTATTTGCTATGCAAGAACAATTAAAGAAAGATAAAGTTGCTGCTTATGCTAGACGCATGGGAGTAGAATTACCTTCAATGGATAATGAGCAAATGGAACCTCAAGGTATGCCTGAGCAATCTGAAGGTGAAATGGGTATGGCAAGATATGGTGGAATGTATGCTTCAGGTGGTATTCATATTAATCCTGCTAATAAAGGTAAGTTTACAGCTAGTGCTCAAAGAGCAGGTATGGGTACTCAAGAATTTGCTAATCATGTATTAGCTAATAAAGAAGATTATAGTTCTACACAAGTTAAGAGAGCTAACTTTGCACACAATGCTGCAGGTTGGAAACATGAAATGGGTGGTGTAAATAATCCAGGATTTGATGCGTTACCAAAAGAAGTGCAACAAAATATTTTATCTAATATGGCAATGGGTGGAGTTCAACTACCTTATTATAATATAAATAATGATGGTACTCCTAAATATGTAATTGGTGGATTAACTAAACCACAATATGAACAAGCACAAGCAGATAGTATGAATTTGTATAATGCAGGATTAAAATCTAATAAGATTCCTAGTTGGCAAGTTCCTGGTGCTATTGAATCTGCAGGAAGATTAACTGCTTTAAATAACCAAGCACCTATGCCAACAAAAGGAGTTTTTTACGGAAATGAATCTAA